AGGGCATGACTAATTCTTATCTCACTGTAGGAGATCGTGGCATACGTAAAATTCATATTGATGTTAATGACTATCTAAAAAATCAACTTCTTTTACGAGACTTTAGTGTAGAAGACGTAAGATCTAAAATGAGAGAAAAATCTATTCGTGATATGGCTGAATTTACAGCACACCAAGTTTCTAAAAATAAATTAAACTCATCATTTGCACAGACATCTCCAGGATCATATGGAAGAATACGTTCAACATCTGCTCCTCAACCACAAAGACCAGTAAATCCTATAGGTGAAATAAAAGGTATTACGAGAGTACAAACATTTAAGACTACAAGAGGTAAAGCAAAATATGATATTATACCTCCGGCTGAATATCTTACAAATATCAATGGAGTAATAACTCCTAAGACACAAATTAATTATGGTACATCCATGGGTAAATTTATAGGTGGTAATGATACCGGTGATTTTAATAAAGTTGATGATAAAAATCAATTAGCAAAGAATTATTTTATTCATTCCGAGCTTATTAAAACTGTCACATCATCTGGTCCACATCCTACTGCATTTGAAAATTATAGATTAGAAGTCGTTGAAGGATTCTATGCAAAAGAATTATACGGAATAGGAGCTCCAGGTAAACTAGAAGATGAAACATTAACTGGTGATGGGATATTAGATTTAAGAACAAAGGGCAGAGCAGTAGTATATGAATTAGTTGATAAAGAAGGTAAAATAGATTTAGATGCTACTTATGATTTGGCCGCAGCTTGGGCTGAAGTAGGCTACTTTGATAAGCTTACACTAGATTATGACGTGTATGATCCAAGCGGAGTATTAAATGCACAACTCATTGTTGAAACACCAAACATCACATCATTCAACGATATACTGTTTAAACGTAAAATAACAACTACCTTTAATAATACAGTGCAATCTAATGATGCATTAGTCGAAATAAAGTTATAAATAGATGAAAAAGGTTGAGATATGGCACGAGTAAGATCATTTGAAGACGGTAATCTGAACAGTACTATTCGTACATCTAGATTACAAAACTTCTCTGATATTGACTTGCTTTTTGATAAAAAGCCAAGTGGTGACATATACAAAAAAACTGATGCGGCAGCAGTAAAGCAATCAGTTAAAAATATTATATCAACTAATCTATTAGAGAAACCATTCTTAAGTGATTATGGTGCTAATATAACAGGTATGTTATTTGAACTTGCACAAGGTGGTGCAACCTTTAGAATAAAAGAACAAATTAAAAACTCATTATTTAAATACGAGCCGAGAGCAGAAATATTAGACATAGATTGTAGACCTATGGAAGATGAAAATTCTTTGTATGTTCAGGTTGTATTCACAGTGGTAAGTACGCGAGAAGAAGTGAGCGTTGAAACCACGCTATCGAGGTTAAGGTAAATGACAACAACTATTACATCTACAGAATTAGACTTTAATGCAATTAAGAATAATCTAAAAGCATCTCTTGCTAATAGTACAGAGTTTGCAGATTATAACTTTGAAGGATCGGGATTATCTAATCTTCTCGATGTGTTAGCAACTAACACTCATATGAATGCATTAGTAGCAAACATGGCACTCAATGAATCATACTTAACAACTGCGCAATTGAGATCATCTGTTGTATCTCTTGCCGAAGGTATCGGTTATATTCCGTCTTCGAAGGTTGCAGCACAAGCAACTGTAAATTTAAGTATTAATACTGGCGCTTTGGCCGGTCGACCACAAATTGTTACATTACCTCGAGGCACTAAATTCAATTCAACTGTTAATGATGTAAATTATACATTTGAAACTATTGCTACAGTAACAGCCGAAGATGACGGCTTCGGTTTATATCAATTTAAAACAGTTGATGGTGATACTAATATTGTAATCAAAGAAGGAGTATCCACGACTAAAACTTTCTTTGTAACAGAAAACTCAATAGATTCTGTATATGTTATACCAGATCCTGATATTGATATTACAACAGCTGTTGTTGAGGTATTTGATGACGCAACATCATCATTCTTCGAAACTTATATTAATTTAAAAGATGCAGATACAATTGATGATACTACTAAACTGTATATTTTACGAGAAGCTCCGAATGGATTCTTTGAATTATCTTTTGGTGATGGAAACACATTAGGTAAAGCTCCATCAGCAGGTAATAAGATTGTTATTAATTATTTGTCTACTAGTGGACCTGATGCTAATACAGCTGATAATTTTAGTCCTGTTAATCAAGTTACAGTTTTATCAAACAATTATACTCTATCAGTAACTACTAATACAAAAGCACAAGCTGGTTCTTTATTAGAAACAGTTGACTCTATTCGTAAAAATGCACCATTCTCTTATGCTTCTCAAAACCGTATGGTTACAGCGGCTGATTATAGTACATTAATAAAAAGAAATTTTGGTCATCTTATAAAAGATATACAAGCATTTGGTGGCGAAGATGCATTAAAACCAGAATTTGGAACAGTTTTTATTTCGATAGAATTTAAGAGTACATTAACACAAGCTGTTGTAGATGCAGCAAAAGCTGATATTCTTTCTCTTGCTAAACAGTTATCGGTTATCTCATTTAATCTAAAATTCGTAGATCCGGATAAAACATTTATTGAGTCACAAGTCTTATTTCAATTTAATCCTAAATTCACATCGTCATCTCTTCAAGAGATTCAGGACCGTGTTGAAACATCGGTTAGAAATTACTTTGCAAATAACACAGGACTATTTGGCCAATCATTCCGTAGATCTAATTTGCTCACTGAAGTTGATGCGGTATCTACTGCGGTTCTTTCGTCACGTGCATCATTATTGATGCAAAAACGTTACATACCAACATTAGGATCTAATGATTCAGTAGAGCTAAGATATGTTGCAGCAATTTCAGAACCTGAAGAAGAATCATTTGTTATTACATCAAGTGGATTTTTTCATAAAGGTACACCATGTGTAATAAGAAATAAACTAAATGATTATAAACTACAATTAATTAGTACGGATGATAATTCAATACTCGTTGATAATGTGGGTAGTTATGCTCCATCTACAGGAATAGTAAATCTCGTAGGACTTCAAGTTGATAGTATTATCGGTGGCGCCTCATACATTCAGATTAAAGCAGTACCTGCTAATCAATCAGCAATCGATCCAGCTCGTAGTGATTTAATTGTTTACGACGATGGACCATCATTTGTTCAGGGTCTAGTAACAACGGCAAGCTAATATGAGTAACTTAGATAAAACATTACGAGATATAAACCGACGCGCGATATCGGTAAATGAAAAGAAGAACATTGATAATGTTCTCCCTGAATATTTTCATGACGAGTATCCAAAGTTTAGTAAGTTTATTGAAGAATATTATCATTTTCATGATAGCGATGATTCACCAGCTAAGTTAGTTGATGACCTATTTCTCAATAGAGATATTAGACAAGTAGATATAGATTTATTATCATTTATTGAAGACGAATTACTTTTAGGTCAACAATATTTTGAAGGATTTCAAAACAAAAGAGCTGCGGCAAACTATTCAAGTACGTTGTACAAATCAAAAGGTACTAAGTATAGTATTCAACAATTCTTTAGAGTTTTTTATAATATTCCGGTTGAAGTAGAATACACAAAAGAAAATGTTTTTATTGTAGGTAATGTACATGATTTAGAACAAGAGAAAGCAAATCAAAACGCTGGCATTACACCATATGCACCAGTGATAAATATTTCTGCATCTAAGATTGGTCCTGACTCACGTAGATTTCTTACTAACGATAGACTATATCAGCAATATGCTTTGCTTATTAAAACTGCCTTACCATTAGAAACATGGAAAGACATATACAAATTATTTGTACATCCAGCAGGCATGTTTCTTGGTGCTGAAGTTCAAATTATTAGTGAAGTACTAAACCCATATGTTGGAATGCCGGATGGTATTGCGGATTCTTCATTCCCAATAACAGAAGGTACTGCTGTTGCTGCAATGGATCCTATACAACTTTCTTACGCTGTATTTCAGGATGTTGGACAATCATATACAACAGTTCCTTATCAATTAGGGCAGCTTGCAGGATTCACAATGTTTCAACTAGGACAAACATTTGATGCGTTAGTAGATATGCTTGATCCTGGTTCACAAACATTTGATGAAGATAGTGCAATTGGTGATAGTTCATATCCAAGGTTCGATATTGCTGAGACAATGATTAATTTCAGTACAGATCATTTTTGATCCGAAAAAAATGTATAAATAGTGGTAACTAATTTAAAGAGATAAAACATGGCTAGACAAAATATTAATACTGGTACAACCGCTAATGACGGTACAGGTGACTCATTACGCCAGGCAGGTAATAAGATAAATCAAAATTTCCAAGAATTATATACTATGCTTGGTGACAGCGACGTAATATCGCCGTATCTAATTATCGATTCTGATGCTATTATTTTTAATGGAGATAGTATTAATGTTCATAAAACTCATTTAAAAGTAGTTGATCCTACTCAGACTAATGTTATTACTTTTCCAGATTCAAGTGGTACAGTATCATTAACAGGTAGTACTCAAACGTTAACGAATAAAAGTCTTGACTCTGCGGAACTAAAATTTCCTTCAATTAAAGATAATGATTCTAGTCATAACTATGAAATTGTTCCAGGTGCATTAACAGCAAATCAAAAATTATTCATGCCAGCTTTGACTGATAGTGATTCATTTGTATTTGCAAAAACAGCTCAAACTTTAACTAATAAAACATTAGATTCTGCTACAGCAAATAATGTTAAAGTAAATAAAGTACTCGATACAAATGGAGCAACTATAAATCAATATACAACAGTAGCTAGTGCAGTTAATTTTATAGATGTTAATAATGAAGCAACTGGTAATCCTCCAGCAATAAATGCTAATGGATCTGATACAAATGTAACTTTACAATTAGCTGCTAAAGGAACAGGTGGTATAGAGCTTCATTCTCGTATGATTGCCAATAGTGAAACTTTAACACAAGGTCAATTAACAGCTGATCCAGCAGTCGATCTAGGTGTACCACTTACAATTTTTAATTCCGCTGTAGCTAAAAATGCTACTCTTGCAAACGGAGCTCAAGTAGGAGAAATAAAATATTTTGTTAATAGAGGCGCTGGTACAATAACACTAACGCCCGGAAGTTTAGCCAGTGGTACAAGTGTTAGCTTCACAGAGCACGATGCCGGATTTATGATATGGACCGGCGTGAATTGGCACTTAGCATCGAAAACTCAGGCTTAAGGATAGATAAATGCCCGCAATAATTACAGATAATTTTAAAAGACGCGTTATCGATACTCTTATTAACGATGTTGACAGTACAGGTGTAAACTATCATGTCGGAGTCGGTAAGTCAGAACCTTACGATTCAGCTGATGCAGTTGTTACACCAGTACAAAACATTCGTGAAATACGAAATGCGCAATTAGCAATGCAGTCTGTAAAAATCATTACAGACAAATCATTTGTTGTACCTAGATATAATTGGTCTAAAGGTACAATATATTCAGCGTGGGATGATAATATTACAACATATCCTGCACAACCTTTCTATGTGTATACAGATGAGCAGTATGTTTACGTGTGTTTGGAGCAAGGCAGAAATGCGGCGGGGCAAGCTGTCACTTCAACAGTTAAACCGACTGGAACTGGAGATCATATAATCACAGCAGATGGATATACATGGAAATTCTTATATTCAGTAGGCGCTTTAAGAGAAAATAAATTTCAGGCATCAAACTATATACCAGTCACTAAAGTATTGAGTGTTGATTCATCTACTTCATTAGATCTATCTACTCAGTATAATGTTCAACAAAATGCAACACCTGGTCAAATTGTTGGTTATAGAGTTACAAATACTGGTTCTGGATATACTTCAGCTCCAACGGTCACTATTACAGGTAATGGTACAGGCGCTAAAGCTACGGCATTTATTAACGGTGGTTCAGTTTCTAAGATTGAAATGGCAGAATCATCTGGCTTAAAAGTATTTGGTACAGGATATGACTTCGCGAATGTTACAATAACTGGCGGAGGTGGATTAAACGCAACAGCAGAACCTATTATATCATTTAAAGGTGGGTTTGGTGCAGATCCTAGAGACGATTTAAAGTCTACGGCCATTATGTTTAATGTGAAACCAGACGGTGATGAAGATAGTGACTGGGTTGTAGATAATGATTTTAGACAAATCATGTTAATACGTAATATTAAAGATTCGGCAAATGGAACAATATTTACAGGTAACACTGGATCGACATTAAAAAGAATGGATATTAATAATATTAATAACGCTTTCACACGAGACCAAACAATAGTAGGTGCTACATCAGGTGCAAAAGCCGTAATTGATAATATAGATCCTGATTCACTTTATTATCATCAAAATGAAACTACAGGATTTGGTACATTTCAAAATGGTGAAATTATAAACGAACAAAACGCAAACGGACAAGCAACTATTGTTACTGCTAACGTAGCTGCCGCTAGAGATTGTGATCCTGCTACAGGACAAATTCTCTATATAGATAATAGAGCAGCTATTACAAGATCTAATGATGCTTCCGAAGATATTAAAATAATTATTCAGCTTTAACGGTGTAACGAATGCCCAATACATTTAACAAAAATACTTTTGCTACAACTTATAAAGACGATTGGGTTGATAGTGCAAACTATCATCGCATTCTCTTTAATTCAGGACGGGCACTTCAAGCACGTGAGCTAACGCAAATGCAAACAATTACCCAGGCTGAAATAGGTCGTTTGGGTAAACACTTATTTAATCAAGGCGCTGCGGTTAATCCTGGTTCAGTTGTTGTAAATAATGCATATGAATTTGTAAAGCTTCAAGATGCAACATTACCATCTGGTACATGGGTCGGAACATATCTGACTTCTGGTACTAATTCTATTGGTATGCAAGTTCTCGAAGCAATAGCGGGATCTGGTTCTGATCCTGTCACATTATTTGTTCGATATACTGGAACAAGCGGTGGAACTGCTGGTACGATTCCTGTTCGTGTTTCTGCAGGGGAAACATTGACAGGTGGACCGGCAACTGTAACTGTACAATCAACAGATACTATTGCTAATCCAGCAACAGGTCAAGGTACGAAAGTATCGATTGCATCTGGTGATTTCTTTGCAATAGACAGATTTGTATTTGCAAAAGAACAAAGTTTTATTCTTTCTAAATATACAAATAATCCTGATGCCACAATCGGATTTAAAGTATTAGAAGATATTATTACTACATCAGATACAAATGCTCTATTCGATAACCAAGGTGCATCGCCAAATACATCTAGTCCAGGTGCTGATCGTTATCGTATTAGATTAGAAATTGCAGACGAAGCAGATTTAAATAGCGATGATAACTTTGTATATGTTGCAAAAATCAGAGCAGGTAAAATTGCCACACAAGTTACAGGCGTAGAAGATTATAATAAAGTAAATGATATTCTTGCTTTACGTACAACAGAGGAATCAGGTAATTATATTGCTCAAAAATTTGATTTAACTTTTGAAACAGATGATTCAGATGCAACTAAATTAAATTTTAATATTAGTCGAGGCGTAGCGTATGTTGATGGTTATAGATCTATTGTAGATGTTCCAAAATCATTACCAGTTGCTAAGCCACGTACTACTATAGCATCTAATAATAACGTTGTATCTGTCGATTACGGTAATTATGTAAAAGTCTATGGTAACAATAACCGTAGTATACCAGATTTTGGTGTATTTGAAACAGTCAATTTACGTACTAATACAGGTCATGGTGGTTCAACAATTGGTACAGCTCGCGTAAGAGCAATTGTAGAAGATGGTTCTAATTATAAACTATATCTTTTCGATGTTAAAATGAATGCTGGTGTAAACAAGCAAACCACAAGATCTATTGGTACAAGTAGTAGTAATTATTTTAATGCCATCATAGAAAATTCTCAGGTTAGATTTTATGACACTAACGATGATACTCTTTTATTTCCGTTACCAGCAGGACGTCCACAATCGGTAACTGATATTTCTCTTACTGTTCAACGAATACAGAAAAATCTAACATTAGACGGATCTGGAAATGGTTCGCTTACAAACCTTACAACACCAGGTGAAACATTTGCCGATCAAGATTTATGGGCAGCTTCATCAGCCGCCGCTTCTGCATATGCTCCAACAATTGTATCTGGCGGTAATGCTAGTACATCAGCTCAGATAGGTGGTGGTCCAGCAAGTACAAACGTTAATGTTGCATTCTATGTAAACAAAGCAAACGGTTCTGTAAGAAATAAAGTTTTAACAGAAACTACTGAAACAGTAACTCCTGATGGATCTACAGGTAATGTACAATTACAAAACGTAGACATCTATGAAATTATACGTATGACTAACGTTGATTCAGATGGATCTAGCGTTCTAAATCGTTATACACTTGATAACGGCCAACGCGATACAATGTATGATCGTGGTAAAATGGTTAAGAAAACAGGCCAATCAACACCCGGTAATGATGTCTTTGTAAGATATAAGTACTTTGCTCATGGTGCGGCCGGTGATTTCTTTGCTGTAAATTCTTATACAGGTCAAGTAGATTATAACGATATTCCAACATATACAACCACAGCGGGCACTAATTTTGAATTACGCAACGTAATAGATTTTCGCTCGTCTGTTAATACCTCTGGTACCTTTAGTGGTGGTAATGCAAGAATTAATGAATTACCACGTGACGCTGATACTGTACAATTTGACGTATCTTATTACCAAGGTAAAAATGCAAGAGTAATTATCGATCGGTTTAATAATGTATCGGTTCTTGAGTCAGAACCAGATCTAGTCCCCCAGTTCCCCCCAGTACCTGCTAACAGCATGGAACTATATCGCGTTGAAATGAATCCTTATACGATTCATGACTCTGACCTATCAAAAGAACGAGTACCTGCTAAACGTTATACAATGGCAGATATTGGTAAATTAGAAAGTCGTATCGATAATCTAGAAGAAGTAACAGCTCTTAATATGTTAGAGCTAGAAACAGACACACTAGCTGTCTTAGATGCTTCCAATAACTCTCGACTAAAATCAGGTTTCTTTGTAGATAACTTTGCAGACCAATCACGTTCATTTACTGAAGATCCGGCATATCAAGCCGGTATAGATCTTGTAGAAAAACATGTACGTCCATGGCAAGCGCAGAACAGTATATTCTTAAAATATGATTCTGATAAATCTACAAACACTGTTTTAAAAGGTGATACTGTTTATAAGAAATATAGCCATACGACTTATATATCACAAACACTTGCTACAGAAACTGAGAACATCAACCCATTTGCGGTTGTTATAAACGAAGGTCTACTAGAGTTATCACCTACTTCAGATAGTTGGGTTGAGCGTAAGTATCTTGCAGATAAAGATAATCCACAACAAACTAGGGTTGTTCCTTCAACAACTCAACGGCCGTTCTTGTTTAATGATTTTATATTTAACTGGACTGGTCAACAAGTTAATTTGCGTATGGGACAACAAGTTGGTACACGTACATTTAGACAAGGTAGAGATAATGTAACTCAAACAGATAGAGTTATTGGTGATAGATCTGATCGTACATTAGTAAAAGATCATTTAATTGATAAAGTGTTTATTCCGTATATGCGTTCACGCAAAGTATATTTCCGAGCATTTGGTCTAAAACCATCAACACAAGTATTTGCATTCTTCGATAATAAGAAGGTTGAAGATTGGGTGAGATCAGAAACATTCCAGCGTGTATCAAATTCTGATTCAGATTATGGTAATGAACATGCACGCGCAACACAACACCCAGCCGGTAAGTCAACATTGACTACAAACAATGAGGGATATGTAGCAGGATCTTTCTTTATACCATCTACATCAGCTACAAGATTTAGAACAGGTACAAGAGAATTTAAACTTCTAGATATTTCTGTACCTAATGATGATAATGCAACATCGATTGCAACAGCTGCATTTACTTCGACAGGTATTCTTGAAACACGTCAACGCGAATATAATAATACACGTGTAGTAACTATCGGTGGTTCAGAGAATAGACGTCGACGTCGTAGAATCGACCCACTTGCACAATCGTTCATGGTAGATGATGACGAAGGAGTCTTTATCACTAAAGTTGGTGTAAGGTTTGCATCTAAAGACGGTGTTGTTCCTGTTGCTTGTCAAATTAGACCAACAGTAAATGGCGTTCCATCTTCTGACGACATTGTGCCAAATGGTACAAAGGTTCTTTCGCCTGGTAGCGTAACAACAAGTACGAATGCAACAGCTATAACAAACTTCGAATTTGAAGAACCTGTATATCTAAACGGTAATACAGAATATGCAATTGTTTTACTTGCCGATACTACAGCTTATACAGTATATGTTGCAAAAGCTGGTGACTTAGTATTAGGATCTACAGAGGCACGTGTATCAAAACAACCTAGCCTTGGATCTCTATTCCTATCACAAAACTCACGTACTTGGACACCTGATCAAGAAAGAGATCTTACATTTACAATTCAACGTGCTAGCTTCGTAACAGCAGATGCTTTCATGGTTGCTGAAAATAGAGAATTACCTAAGTTTATTCTTGATACCGATGGTTTACTTTCAACAAATGCTGACTCTGATATTCAGGTAGATGCTCTTGGACATGGTTTGAGAGTAGGCGATAAAGTTACTATTAGCGGAGCAACGGCAATAGCTGGTATAGCGGCAAGCGATATTAACGGAGATAGATCTGTCATATCCGCAGATGGATATGGATTTACATTTAGAGCTGATAGTGCAGCAAATACTGCAACATTTGGTGGAGGACAAAACGTTTCAATTATACCAAACTATCAATTTGATGCGGTATATCCGATTGTAGAAGAACTTGTACCACCAAAAACAATTGTAACACACCAAGCTAAATTTATGTCCGGTAACTCATGGGCTGGGGCAGAAACAACTTATGGTAAAGATACATCATATACACCGGTTACAAATAATAAATTAACTGGTTTCGAAATACCTAAAATGGTAGCTAACCGTGTAAATGAAGTTGCTAACTTAACATCTGGTACAAGATCACTTACATATAGAGTTAAAATGACAAACCAAAATGATCTTGTATCACCTATTATAGATACACAGCGTATGTCAATGGTTCTTACAAATAATATGGTTGATAAACAAGCCGCCGCTGCTGCATCTGGATTTAATGTGCCTCTTAATTATCAGGCTGAAACAAATCCTCAAAGTGGTAGTTGGTTATCTAAACATATTACTGTTCCGGTAACTCTAGAAAATACAGCGGTTGGATTAAAAATTCTATTAGCTGCAAACAGACCTTCTGTTTCTGATTTTCATGTATATTACAGAACAGATACATCAGTTACAACTGGTAATATATTAGACGCAAATTGGGTTTTAATTGCTCCTGAAAATTCAATACCATCTGATGATGATCCACAAAGATTTAGAGAGTATACGTATTTACCTGGTGGTGCAGGTGGATCGTTAGATGCATTCTCTGCATTTCAATTAAAAATTGTATTCGAATCTACTAATTCTACTAAGGTACCTATTATTAGAGATCTAAGAGCGATTGCATTGGCCACATGATACCAGTTGAAGGAAAACCTGGTTGGGCTAGAGATCCAAAATCAGGCGCAGTTTTGAATATAAATAGCTCTGAGATAGAAGCGGCTAGAGCCCGTAAGATTGCTATGAAAAAAGAAAAGAAAAGACAGAGGCAAGTATACGAAGACGTTGAGTCACTAAAACAAGATATGGCAGACATAAAGTCATTGCTACAAACAATTACAGAGAAGTTATGATATGGCAATTATAAAAGTAGTATTAACGGATACCGTTAACGGATTTAGATTAAAAACAAACGCTATTGCTGAAGGACTTGGCGATACTGCTTTGTTAGATACTTCCGGACCAGATAGTAGTGCTGTATCATCTATTAATTCATTAGATAGCGATATGGGTCGTCAACAAAATCTGTTCTATAAAGATTCTGCCGGTACATTTCTTACACTTGTTGATGCTATCAACAGAATCATAGATAGCGATGGTGACATTGATTCAGACAGGATTCCACCTACAGCCATAGATTCTGATTCTATTACACATGATATGTTAAAATCAGATATTATTGATTCTGACAATCTTATGGATTCTGTTGTTATGGGATCTAATTTTGATGCGATGACTGTATTTAAAGTTTTTAATTCTACTGGCACTGTATTGAGAAAATTATATGCACCAGCTAGATTCGATAAAGATAGCGCCGATGCATTTAAATCTAATCCATGGGTATAAATTATGGCAGTAAGACGACCATTAATTCTAGACGGTAATTATGACCTGATAGAAATGACTGACGCTCAAATTGAAGATGTTCAAGATCGAGTGAGATATTTGTATGGTGGAAATCCATCTGTTACGCTTTCAGTTACAAGTAGTGGCGGATCATTAGGAACTATTTCTGATACGCGAAAAAAATCTGGTACAGCTAAAACAGATGCAAGTGATTATCCAGCTGAAAATGTAACGGGTGAACCACAAACTGTAACTACAAACTATAGTAGAATTGATCAAGCTGCCGCTAATACAAGTGATACAACTGATACTAATAATGTAAGATTTCCGATTTATCAATCGGGTGGTAACATATATGCCATGACATTAGAAGATTTGAGAGATACATTTATTTTTGATGCCATTGATACTTTAACTGCTTCTGTAGGTCAACCTGGAATTTATCGAATACATACAAGCACATCGTTATCAGGATATACAAATGTTAGTTCAACCGCTGTATTCTCGGATACACGTGCTGACACGAGTTCTTACAGTGCTTCAAACATTGGTACAGCAAATACTACACAGGACCATCCAACTACAATAACAAACTATTATTTAATGAGAGCTAACCAACAAAGTACTGCACCAACACATGGTACAATGTTGTTTATTAGAAATAGCGATAATAATTTACAACAATATACGCAAGCTAGTATAGATAGTATATTAGAAAATGAAGTTAGAAATTGTGCATCAGAAGAAGCTGGAACAAGAATAAGATATAATTTTAATGGTTCAGGTACGAATTTAGGTAGTGGTATGGCTAACACTATTTTAAATGGTAGTGGTAATAGACAAACACGATTTGTAAATGCTAACGATTATCGTGCACAAGAATTTCCAAATGGTTCGGCCACAACAGCAGCAACACACTATTTAAGGGTAACCCAAACATGAGTATTATAGACGATCACAAAGTGCATACTGCACGGTTTACAAATGACGAAAAAAAGGACGTCCTTATTGAGTTAGTCGATACTGAGGCTAATGCTAAAACTGATGACAATGATTTACAATTATTTGAGTATACTATTGAAGCTAAAGAAGGCGATCCAGAATTTGAAGCTCTTTTAAGACAAGTTACTATAGATGATATACATGAAGAAACAGTTAATTGGATTAGACGAGAACGTGATAGATTTGAAGCTACTGTTTTACAAATTGCCTATGAGCAAAACCTCATTCAAACAATAGAACCAATCACTAGTAATATTTGGGAAAGCATGACTGAATTAGTTTTTGCTGAATTTGATGAATCAAAACATAAAGAACAACTATTCATGTTTAAACTCAAGTTGTTTGAAGTTCCTGATATTAAAAATAGTAAAAATCGTGAGCTAAAAGCTAAACTTAGAAAGTCAAAAGATTTTATTGATGCTCTAAAATATATGACTCTTATTGTCAGGCCTGAGGATTAAAATACATTTCAAATCTTTTATGTACGAAATGTAAGAAGTAACACGCATCGCTTACAGTGGGAATTGTATTATCAACGATAAAATTCCATTGTGGTCCGATGTTAGTAAATGGCAAATTAAACCTATCGATCATATATGACAAAGCTACTTCATTATTAAATGTCCAGCTAGCACACATTTCAGGTGGATAGAGATTATCTGCTAATGATTCTTCAAATGTTTCTTTAGCTTCTATAAGTCTATTTGTAAGGTCAAGTTCTTTGACCATTTTCTTGTTCATTCCTACAACGCCTGTATTCAAGCACATACTTTCTCCACCAGTATCATGTAGAAGCAACATAGCCTTTTTATTTTGAGCCTTAGAATACATATCCATTCCATGCCAATTAGCATCAGAATTTCTCCATGCAATAGTCTGCCTATCTAATTCACACACGACATTAAAAGCACAAATTGTATTTAAATCATGTTTATCAAAAAAGTTTTCGTTTCTTAGTGGAATTACATCATAGTCGAGATATAAAATTTCATCATAATCTTTTGCTAGTTCTTCGAACATAGTAAGTTTTTGAAACTGTACATCATCATATGCAGTAGAGTCAGGAGTAAATAGTTTATATTCAGCACCAATATGATTAGCATATGTAGATTTAACTTCACTCAATTGATCAGCATATTTTATAAATGCTTCTCTTTTCTCAGGTCCTACAGATGTATGTTCATCTAGGTCATCCCTATATAAACTAAAGATTATTCTTTTCACAGTAATTCCTCACGTACTCGAAGTCTTTAGATACACAATGTACAAACTTTGCAGACTTTGATATATATGACCAATTGTCCATAAAGTAATGCCAATCATCTAAAGGTTGATATTGTACTTTATTTATATGTGTCTTATAACCCCATACTGTTTCATTATCATATCCAAACATTTTACGTATTGAATCGGGATAAAATTCATCGGTAGTCATATCACGCATAATATCTAATGTCTCTTGAAAATTTTCAAAGTATGCTAGCTTACGCAAATCATCAGACCTAGCGCATACAATACCAGTATTAAATACTTCTGGTTCTTTAAGATAGATTCCATAATCAGATAACATGCATCGCGTATTCCATAGCTTAGCCATGGGCGAACGTACATGATGATTATATTTTAAAGTATCCTGTAACTTTATGTCAGTCTGATTTGCGTGTGTACCAGTTAGTATGGCAACACCTTTATCTAAATCTATTTCATTAAAGATATTCTCTTTTGTAACTGGTATGACATCCATGTCAAGATATAAAATTTCATCGTAATCATCTATAAGACTATACATTAGTTGTATCTTCCAGAAGTTTACTATATTATAGAAACTAACTTCAGGATAATTCTCTTCAAACCATAATCTATAATATAAAAACTTTTTAGTTTCAAAAAAATGTTTATATTCTACTCCAATTGAGTTTGCATACTCTACATGTTTATCACGTAGCCAATTGTAATTTTCTTTAAATAAATCTACTGATTCAGGATGAGATACAACCTTGTCTTTTGGTATATCAATGTAAAAGCTGTATATAACTCTACGCATAACCAATCACCATAAATCTCTTATAACCGTTTGGCATATCTAATGAGCCTTTATATAATACTCTTTTAAATTCACACATTCTAGCAAGTTCATCTTCATCATTTACGCAATTTATGTGATCAGGAACATGGAACATATTATTGCTCTGAATTGCAAATACAGTAGGTTTTCTTTCACCATCATATTTTTTATAATTTTTATTAGCTATAATAACTGGTAGCGGAGGCATATGTTCAGATGACGTATTAATAACAACGTCTACATCACTGTCTCTTTTACCAGCTTCTAATACGTTTCCATGAATTGTATCTATGTTATCATTTAACAATCTACAAACGTGCAGTGCATTTTCATCTAGATCTATATTTTCAATCCACTGTATATTTTTAAATGCTGACCGTAGAATCGTTGTAATAGGATGAGCAAACCATCCTCCATATAATTGTATTTTCTTAGGATTATGAATACATTTAATTAGATTTTCTACTAACCATAATTTTGATTCATACTGATTAGGTGATAAACTATCTAAAAAATGATTTACATCACCTCCGCTATATGAACATTCCCACAAAGCATCCCATAGTTTTCTATCAATGCCGGTATGATTAACATCTTTCCATTGATTATTAGACTCCCATTCCCAATATTTTTCTAGACCTTCATATCCATTATTATCTAGCCAATAATTTCCATCTGGTCCTGTCTCTCTTCTCCACCCATTAAATATACAAATAGGATAATCTGGTTCATAAAAAAGTTTTTCAGGTTGATTGTCATTAATTGGTTCAAAACAATTATTTTCGTCTACACCATATAAGCGTGAGTAAATTATTCCCCTATCAAAATTCTTTACATAGTCTGGACATTCGTAAGTTATAAAGCCATCAATCCCATTATACATGAACAGGTATTTCTCGGGATCTTTTGTAAATTTTCTCCATAGATAAGATAGATCACCCTCCCATGCAAGCACGGAAGAATTATTATTCATATCTAAATGTCCAAGGGGATAACTTTTCCAATAAGCTTTAACCATAGTAAGCTTATCTTCTTCTATAGAATCTATAATAATTGATGGATCGTTTTGTATTACAACATCTAAATCAAAAAATAAGTGTTTACCGCGTTTTGAATCACCAAATCTATTTTCATCAAATAGTTGTAGTTTCCACCACCACTTTTCTAATTCTAAGTCTTCATCTAATTCTTTAATTTCTACTAGAGGCCAAATACCATCGGCATCATCTGTATGACATATAAATCTAAAATCATCGAAATATTTTGCACACATAGTATAAAGTCTATTCACGTGTTCGTGATTAAACTTATCACCCCACTTTACGCATGATATAATCATTTATAACCAACAAGTCCATTTGTGTATTATTAAAGGTATTTATTGCTTCTTCAGGAGTTTCAACTATAGGCTCTTGACAATTAAAACTAGTATTTAGAATCATTGGAACTCCAGTAATTTTATAAAATTCATTTATTAAATCATAATATTTTTTATTTTGTTTTTTATTGACAGTTTGAATTCGAGCAGTTCCATCTATATGCGTTATACCTGGAACTTTATTACCTTTAACTCTCATGATTCTTGACATGTATGGGCTTGGTTCTGGAGTATCAAACCAATCTTGATAATAGTCTTCTAATACTGATGGAGCGAATGGCCTAAAGTCTTCTCTATCTTTTATTGTTCGGTTAATAATATCTTTTATTTCAGGATTACGAGGATCAGCAAGTATACTTCTATTGCCTAATGCTCTGTGTCCACTTTCTGATTTACCTTGAAACCAACCGACAATTTTACCATTAGCTATCTCTTGAGCGACCTCTCTAATATCTACTTTTTCTTCGCCTTTATAATTATACTGTTTACCAGCATATACTGATGGTTTATGAATATTTTTATTTAGTATATAATCAGCATGCATGTAAGTACCAATTGATTGTCCTTCGTCTCCAGGTGCTGGAGGAACGTGTACTCTATCCCAATTCTCATAAAACATTTCATTCATATAGCCATTATAACCTACACCACCGGCAACACAAATTCTATCAGAAGTTTTTAGATCATATACTGCATCTCTAATTCTTTCTTCCGTTGCTAATTGTAAAGTATATGCAATATTTTCTGGTCTTTTCTGTCTTATCTGAGAAGTCAATTCTGACCAAGGTTTCATTTTACCTGTCTTCCAATAGTCATCTAAAATCATATGTAAATCCATATGGTGAATTTTACCATAACCAGCAAGTCCCATAACTTTACTTGCACCTAAACTGCCAAATCCCATTTCCTTTGAGAACCAATCCCAAACTTCACCAATATCTAATTTTAGATTATATGGTTTACCATGTTTATCAAAAAATACAGTATTATATTTGTACCCTCTCCCATCTATTGCAAGAATATCTGTTTCTTTAAATTCTGACGTAAGATAAGCATAAGCAGCATGTGATTGATGATGGTCTATATAATAAATATTTCCATCACGTTTATAATCCCATAAATGTTCTGGTTCCCAGTCCATAAAGCTTTCTAAAGCTTTTAGTTTAGGCATTTGATTTACACCACCGATAGTGGTTGTAAATGCATATATCTCATGTTTCTCTGGTTGCCAATACTCTTCATAAAAATCTTGGCCAGCACTGTTATCTTCTTTATTCATTTTATCAGCAGTGCTATGATGAGGATAAGCATCATAATGCCATGGGATATTATGTTTACGTCGTGTATATCTTTCTCTTTGATTATGCCATACACCGTCATAAGTATTGTGATCATGTGGACCGAAGGCTGCGCTAAAGATTTTCATAAATGTATTGTCCTATTTTTTCATGACCGATTGCTGATGGATGACGATCAGCATCACTAATAAAGTCTTCATTAGCTTTAAATTCAGCTTTGCTAAAAAATCCTATTGTATTACCTTGAACATTATCTCTATCTTTCGGATAAAGTTCTATCATTTGAAAACTATGATATTCTATACCTTTAGTTTTACAAACTAGTTCCATCAGTTCTTTATAGTTATTAGTTTTTTCGATATGATAATCTATATCACCTCGTATATCTAATCTATCATTTTTCCAATTGCCACGAACCTTATAATCACGTCTATCTGATTTTGACCATGCAGCAATTACCATATCTGGATTATTATCTTTTAAATAATTATATAGACTAGTAAAAATATATTCATTGCCAGCACCTCCCATAGCAATGTTTGTTAATTCATAACCGAGTTTATCTGCGACATAATTACACCAACGTTTTTTAATGCCGTCTCTTTTAAAATTATCTTCTGTAAAACTGCATCCGCCGACTAATAATTTTTTCATAATACAGTTCCAGCCTCCATGATTTTTAAGATCTGTTCATTTGGGCGTCGTTCTACAAATTCAGTACAGGTCTTACAATAGTCTTCAAATTCAAACAATTCAAAGTTCATCATCTTTTGTAAGTTTTCATATGTAGGCTCAAAGAGCCTTGATCCTTTAATAACTTTTTTACTACAATGCCTAATCATTTTAAGTTCAAAGTCTATGACGGGTACCTTAGGAAATGCTGCACACATACGTCTATCAAACTCAGGTGCTTGAGAAGTCTTGCCCCATTCTGGTGATCTGCTATTAAACTCTTTTAGTATTGTATTCTTATGATCGATCTCAGGCAGGTCAAAATTATCTCTATAATTAAAATAGCCCGGTGTCTTGATAATTAGATTATAATTATTTAAATCATTTTCTTCGAAGAATGGATAGTTACCTAACTTCTCTATCTTGTCTTCATGGAAATCAAGTACGAGATGCTCTACATAATATATGTTTGGATCTTCAAGGACATACGGATGAAACTTACGTACAAGAGAATTTGATAGAACAGATAGCTTTACATTATCGTATTCTTTTATTTTGGCAATAACTTCTTTTAGATTCTTAATGAGACCGGGTTCTCCACCAAGTAAATTCACGTTTACTCTATAGCCTTCAAAACCATTGAGTGTATTAGTAAGAAACTTCATGTCAACATGCAAGTTACGCATCTCTAGTGTCCATGCTGTACAATAATGACATGATTTATTACAGGATTTAGATAGATAAAAATCTACACCTAAATATCCTTGTTCTCTAATATCTTGAATAGAAGGTATCATGTTTCTCTTTGTTGTGTAATTTCACCGTCTTTATAAAAAGTTTCTTTTTTATGTTGAGGAGTTTCTCTTTTTTTACAAACTATATGACACATAGGAAAGCCTATTCCTTTTCCTAACTTTTCATAAAATTCAATCCATTCATCAGTTAAAAGTATTTCATCAATACTATCGTAATCATATATTCTACTAGCAAGCAATAATTGTCCATATTCTATATCTTTTCTATTGACTTGATTATCAAGCCAACAGCATGGAATAAGTTCCATTCTATTTGTAATAGCATAAGATTCCTGTCTACGATCGAAACATTTAGGATCTAGTTCAGACCTTTGGTCTATTTGATCTATCTCAGGTCCTTCGTATTTAACTTCTTCTGCCATTATAACCTCAATGCATATTCTGAAGATGGTTTTAAAGGATCGCCATTACTCAACCATCTTGATGAACTAATAACAGCAAAATCAACCCCTAAATCAGACGCCATATCTCTACATGTGTCAATATCGTTTTCATTAAATTTAAACACAATCATTTGCCAAATTGGTGGATCTTCTAAATATTTTTTTCCTAATTTTAAAATTTCTATCATCTTATCACCATCTTGATTTATACGATATTTAGGACTATCTTTTGGTAATCCATCAAGGCCGATCCACCATTTTGCTCTTGGATTTGCTTTAAAAGCTTTAGGATACCACCTAAGTGGTTTACCGCCTGATGCATGATGAACAGATACAGATCTAGGTCTAACTTCTACATCTACTTGATTCCTTAAATAAAAGGAATGCGTATGTTCTAAAAATTCTATAAATTTTGGATGATGAACAGGATCAGATACTTGGCCACAAAAGTTTATGTGTTTAAACCGTTCTGTAACTTTTTCAAATTCTTCAAATGGCATATCACTGCCTGGAACCTTTAATCCTTTTTCAGTGAACGATGAGAATCTTTGACATCTAGGACATTCTAATGGACACCGATGGGTAATATCTAAATTTACCCCCTGGCGCCTCATCATATATGTTAGACCATTAGTATCGTCTGGCATAGTTTATCGATCTCTTCTTCTGTTAACCATGGGTGAATAGGTAATGACATTACTGTATTAGCAGCAATCTCAGCATTAGGTGTCATATCATTACGATAGTCTGTATTATTGTACAATCCGTTTGCATATAATAGTTTTTCGTAATGAATAGACGGATTAAATCTTAAGACATCTTTGACTGTATCTTTAATTCTTTTACGTTTGTTCTTTGTTTCACATCTCATCACAAACTTATGCCAGTTATTTATGTTACCAGGTTTTGGCATCTTAGGTACAATAAAATCTTCGCCCAATTCGTCAATATAAAATTGTGCAATCTCATTTCGTTGCTCAGTCCATTTATCTAATTGTGTTAGTCTATATGAAATAACATCTGCATTTGTAATAAACATCTTTGAGTTTGTACCTAGAACCTCAAAGTCTTTATCTTTACCGTGACGTCTAACCTTACGTACGTATTTAGCAAAGTCTTCATTATCGGTCATAAACATACCGCCGCCTGAAATACCTGCCACAACTTTATTACCGTTAAAACTAAATGATGAACAATCACCGATAGAACCTGCTGGTCGACCTTCGTATTTACAGCCAATAGTCTGTGCAGAATCTTCAATAAAGAACATACCGTATTGTTTACATAGTTCCTCGATCTCTGTTGTATCAGTCATGTTGCCATATAAATGCGTATAGATGACAGCTTTTGTTTTAGGTGTCATCATACGTTGCACACTATTTGCTGATAGATGATAAGTATCTAATCCAATATCACAGAAAACTGGAGTTGCTCCGACCATGTTAATACAAGTCGAAGATGAAATCCATGAGAAACTAGATACGATTACTTCATCGCCTGGTCCAATACCACATGCTTCTAATGAAAAACGTAAAGCATCAGTAGCGCTGTTGACAGCAACTGCATACTTTCTACCAGTTATTTCTTTGATTTGTGATTCTAATTCTTCTGTACTACCTTCAACTTCTTTGACCATTGCTTTATCAAAGATTTCGTAATACTTAGATTTGTTTTCAAGATAATCAATATCCCATCCGTTGTAATTCATTATAAGCCTCTATTATAGGTTGTATGTCAGGGGTTTGTGGATCACGATTCCAATAAACAGAACCACCATCTATACCATCAAAGTTTCTCAAATATATAATATCTTTATTGTAGTATTTACATTCCATGAACAGACGAGGTGCTGGGTCAAAAGTTCTTTTATTATAAACATAAGTCTCAAATATTCCGAGCACATTATCTACTGGACAAAATATATTATTCCAATCTCTATTTATATAGTCCTCATCATATGATAAAATTCCATGATCTGGATAGTTAGGTACTATTTCTAAAAGCTCTGAGTAATATTCTCTATTAGTACCTAAGAACAGATGATTAAATTGTACATCATTTATAGGGTCTTTGTACATACTAAAGTTAATAGTTTTTTCAAAATGTTTACCTATACCATCAGGATAAACATCTGTGTCACATAAATCATATACGTTCTTTGTTTTAAAATGTTCTAGTGCAAGTCCATAAGAATCATTATCGTTAGTACTATAAACAGAAATAAGTTTACCTGAAAAAAGAAGGTGAGTAAGTAGTCTACGATCTTCATCATATAAATGCCTTTCTCTATATGGTATTGATATCATACTTCGGCCAAGAATCATTGTTACATCATCATCCTCAGGCCAACAATCGTTGATCTCTACATTTTTAACATATATGTATTTTTTTTCTAGTGAATCTAAATAATGCTGAGGTTTGTAATTACCTCTAGTAATAATTACAACTTGAGCTTCAATGCCGACATCATTAAGCATACAGCAATATTCATAACTATAATGTAGTAAGCCATCAACTGGCTTACTCGTAACTACAATGTTTATCAAGTCTCAAATGCCCATTGTTTCTCATGACACCAGAAGCATTGACCGCATGGTTCAGTATAGTAATTTGTTTCGTCTGGAAATCCAACACAAGAGCTAGTAAATGGATATAAAGTTTCCATAAGATTGTTATCTTTATATACGCCAGCAACAAACTTTTTATCTACATTTATATACGGTTGATAAATGACGTGTTTCCAAGGGTTTTGTGTTTTATCATCACGTCGGCGTTCTGCTACATCATAGAATCCATACTTCTTTTGTTCTTCTATGGGAGGATTACCTGTCATTCCAGTCATCATTAATGCATTAGGATATTTTTGTCTAAGATCGTTTTCATGTTTTCTTTTCATTAGAATCTTAACTAAGCCTGATGTTGTAAGAGCTCTGCCAACTTTTGTTCCATCAGGCATCTCTACCATTTCTTCTTCCCATTTTTCTTCTGCAAGCTTGCGCCATTCAGGATCATTTATATCAAATGTAAATACTTCATGTTTATCTATTTTATTATCTGGAAATGTTTCTCTCATAAATTGAATTACATCCAATGAGCACTCATAGTCAAAAGGTGCAGTAACATCACGACCTGTATAAGGAGTTACTTTTATAGATGGAAAGTTTTTACATATTAGATAAAATAGAGAAGCCGAGTCTAATCCACCAGAAACAGCAAGTAGTACGTGATCTGGAATTTTTTTATCGAATAGGTCTATCGTTTGATTGCCATACGTATGTTTCATAATTATCCTTCATAATATTCTTCTAGTTCAGGAAATTCTTCAAATAGATGCATTTCCCATTTTGTACCTACATAAGCTGCATCTTGCTTAAGTAAGTATTTAATTGTATCCTGTATATTAACATCATTTTCTGGTGGAAGTGCTAGCGCGTGTTGAATATCTGGATAATCTTCATATAATGGCATTAGCTTCTGTTTAATTGCAAAGGGCAAGTTGTTAACCCTTAAATGCTTAGGTTGTTCAAGCATAGCCCAGTTGATTTGATGTATTTTAGGATTATTAGTACAATAGTCAATTACTTTATTAAATCGCATAACACTTAAAAATGATACGAGTCCATTAAAATCGACGACGACATTATCATATGCATTACATGTATCAATGTTTCTTTCTACTTCATCCCACTCTGTTCTACGTCTCATATATTCTATATCTCTACCGATTCCATCGATTGATGCAACCATAGCTACGTTTTTAAAATGTGGAATATAATCAAATATATTATGTTTACCAGCTTGCATCTTAGTAAAATTAGTTTGATATTTTAAATGTATTTCTTTTGAGTGTCCAGATTCTATGAGAAGCTTTAGCATTTCGTATTGCTTTTTCATAATTAGAGGTTCACCACCAATAACTTTTACGCTACGAGTATATGGGGCTAACTCAATAATCTGTTCCATTATACCCTTAGTACGATCTTTTACTACGTGGTCAATATATCTTTTACGAAAGTCATCATTTGGACCAAATATTTCATCTTGCCAGACATCATGCTTATTTGCCATTTCCCATCTCATAGTTGAGTTTGCATGCATGCACATATGACAATCTAGATTACATTCAGATCCAAATACTTTAAGTTGTATTTCACAAATACGTTCACTAAAATAATATTCACCTGTTTGTTTATAAAATCTAGCTGTTCTCTCAATGCCATCCCAAAAGTCTGGATCATTAGTATGCATCTTCATGCAATTAGTTCGACGGGATCTGCCATATCTTCTTTCGTCATCCCTGCATCTTTTACAAGTTTGATCTACATTTTCAAAGTTAGAATTAGGGTCAAGCATTTCACTGCGAATGTTATTCATATATTCGCTTTCTTCCATCCATTCTTTTAATGGAACTTTTTCAACGCTTACTCCTGATGAAGCTCCAAAACAACACGCTTGGTATTGCCCATCGATTTCTGAATATACTTGAGTAAATGGAATTGAGCAAAACCATATAGACTTATCTTTTGTTTTTGCTGTAATAGATTCAGGATCATCTAAGATCTTTTGCCCTGATTCAGACATTTTTACAAACCATGCCGAAGTGTCATATTCACCAGGTTGAGTTTTATCGCCTGGTCCGCCTCGCTTCATATTATCCAGTATAACCTTTTCACCCTCTTCATCATTGATAAAAATTGGGTTATGCTCTCGGTCGCTAACAAGTTTCTTCATTTACTTCTCTATAAATATAGTTTTTGAACAGGTTTATTTATATGACTCTCCCAATAAAGAAGGCGGTAATAGAAATATGTGGTTCGTGCAATTATAGCTGTACGTTCTGCCCGCATTCGTTTGAAGAGGGAAGAGAAAAATCATTTAGACGTATGATGAATTATGATATGTTTATCAACATGCTTGATCAATTACAAGATTCTGAATGCGAAGAGATTTACCTCGAAGGTTCAGGCGAACCAACAATGAATAAAAAGTTACCGGACTTTGTAAAGGCCGGATCAGATCGTGGATTCAAAATGTCATTTATTACAAATGGCTTTTGGTTTAAAGATGATTTGATGAAAAGAACAATTGATGCCGGGATGCATTTCGCGCGGGTTTCTGTTACGGGTTATAATCCTAAACTTTACAGAGAACAGATGAGTAAGGATGCATTCTATGAAGTAATGGATAATACAAATGCCGCTATTGAATACGGCGGTAATATGGGATCATATCATTTAATTCTTGACAATAATAATATTGATTATGAGTGTAGTGAGTATATCGGCAATTGGATTCGTCATGTACCTGGAGTCAAAGCGTCTATTTGGAAACAGCATAATTGGTCTGGTCAACTAGATGTTAATTGGCGTAAAGGCAGAAAGAGAAGTTGTGGCCGACCTTTCTCACCTGATCTTATAGTACGAGCAGGCGGTAATAATGGCCTTCAAGG